TACAATGATTTCTTCTTCATACACTATGAATTTTGATTATGAATCATCTCCAGATATTCCCCCAAAGGGGATTTCTGGATCCTCTGTTGACGATACTATTTCGTTTAATGTTCCTGATCTTCCTGAACCTCCTACTAACACTAATGGGTTTTGGAAGTATCATGAGGATGTTATTCTCAAAGAGATTCGGGACTATCTTAGTGGGACATACAACTCTCACTATGCTTCTCCCAATTCAAAAACTCAGACACTTGATCTAATTGAAGGTATCGGTGATGCAGAACCTTTCTGTCGATCCAATGCTATCAAGTATCTCTCTCGCTTCGGTAAAAAAAATGGTAAAAACCAGCGAGATCTTCTGAAAGCAATTCACTATTGCATTCTTCTCTACCATTTCTCTGGCCTCTGTAATGAAAATGCATCCCCCTATGAAACTTTCTGATAAAACGCTAAACATTCTAAAAAACTTCTCTGGTATCAATCAATCAATTTTGATTAAAAAGGGAAGCAGTATTCGCACCATGTCTGTAATGAGGAATATTCTTGCAGAAGCAACTGTTGAAGAAGACTTTCCTAGAGACTTTGGAATTTATGATTTGAATCGATTCTTAAATGGTCTTGGTCTTCATGAAAATCCAGAGTTAGATTTTACTAATGAAAGTTATGTTGTAATTAAAGAAGGTAAGTCTAGATCTAAGTACTTCTTTGCAGATGAGAATGTAATTATTACTCCTCCAGAAAAGAAACTAACTCTTCCATCTGAAGATGTTTGTTTTGAAATCAACTATAGTCAATTGACAAAATTGATTAAGGCGTCTTCAATTTATCAACTTTATGATTTATCTGTAGTTGGAGAAGCGGGTGTTGTTAAACTTGTCCTTAGAGATAAGAAAAATGATACTTCCGATAATTACTGTGAAATTGTTGGTGAAACAGGTAACGAATTTACTTTCAACTTTAAAGTAGAGAATATTAAAATTATTCCAGGAAAGTATGAAATTGTAATTTCTTCTAAACTTCTTGCTAGGTTTGTCAATAAAGATAATCAAGTTACTTATTATATTGCTCTTGAACCTGACTCTACTTTCAACAAGTAAACCTCATGAACATCTTTGTGACTTCATACGACCCCAAGCAATCTGCTGAGGTTCTCCCCGATAAGCATATTGTGAAAATGCCTCTAGAGTGCTGCCAAATGATTTCTATCATTTACTCTAAGTGGTATCTAAATTGGGGTAAGATTCATAAAAAAGATGGTGATCCATATAGCACTAAAAAGGGTGCTTTTAGGAATCATCCCTGCACTATTTGGGCAGCAGATAATTACTATAATCTTGCATGGTTGATTCAACATGGATGTGCTCTTTCTTCTGAGTATCATCATAGATATGGTAAGATTCATTCCTGTGCTCAAACTTTGTTTGAAGCAAAGAAAATTTTCCATAAAAATGCTGATAAAGCAATAACCTGCCACACTCTTGCTGATAACTTTGCCCGTGCAATGCCCGATGAGTTTAAATTTGACACAAGCATTGATACTTTTACTGCTTACAAAATGTACATTAGCAGCAAACCTTGGGTTGCATCTAATTATCTTCGTGACGAATCCCGTAAACCAAATTGGGTATGAATGATGTCATATATTCCTAAAGTAAATGATTATGTTCAGTGGAAAAATCATGAAGGTTGGGTTTACTTTTTTGATGAATTGTATATTACAATTGAAATAGGAACTAGTAATAAAGTAGATGTAAAAAATGGTGGAACACGTCATCAAAAAAATCATATCCTTTTAGTTTGTCATAATTATCAGTGGAAAGAATTGAAATATATTAAAAAAAGAAAATCTGTATATGATTAAACATTTACTATTTTGATTATGAAAACGACCTGGAGTATGAAAGTAGATGATGATGGATTCCTTACCATCCCTGAAGATATATTGGAATCTACTGGATGGGTGGTAGGAGATATGATAGAATGGATTGACCGTGAAGACGGGTCTTTTGAACTGAGGAAAACTAATGAATCGTGATGAATTTCTTTGGGTTGAAAAATATCGACCTCAGACAATTGAACAGTGTATACTTCCTGACAATATTAAGAAGACCTTCCAAGACTTCCTAGATAATGGTGAGGTTCCAAATCTTCTTCTTGCGGGACCTGCAGGATGTGGCAAAACCACTGTTGCAAAGGCACTGTGTAAAGAACTGGGGGTAGACTATTATGTCATCAATGGATCCGATGAGGGGCGATTCTTGGATACGGTCAGAAACAATGCAAAAAATTTCGCTTCGACCGTTTCGCTTACAGCAACTGCTAAACACAAAGTCATCATCATTGACGAAGCAGATAACACAACAAACGACGTACAACTCCTCCTACGGGCGTTTATTGAGGAGTTTAGTAGCAACTGCAGATTCATCTTCACCTGCAACTTCAAAAATCGTTTGGTCGAACCACTCCACTCCCGGTGCGCGTGTATTGATTTTTCCACCACTAAAAGAGACAGACCAAAACTCGCCTCAGTATTCTTCAACCGTATTAAGACTATCCTTGATAAAGAGAATATTGAATATGATTCAAAAGTTCTTGTCCAAATTATAAACAAGCATTTTCCTGATTGGCGTCGGGTTTTAAATGAGTTGCAAAAATATTCATCTTCGGGTAAAATTGATAGTGGTATACTTGCAAGTTTTAGTGATGTAAAAGTAAATGAACTTATCAAAAACCTTAAACAAAAAAACTTTAAAGAAGTTCGTAAGTGGGTTGTCAGTAACCTGGATAATGATTCTAGTGTTTTGCTCCGTAGGATTTATGACTCTCTATATGAATCCCTTGTTCCAGGGTCTATTCCTGCTGCTGTGCTTGTCATTGCTAAGTATCAGTATCAAGTGGCGTTCGTGGCGGATCAGGAAATAAACATGCTTGCATGTCTTACTGAACTTATGGTGGAGTGTGAATTCAAATGAAAACTTGCAGTAAATGTAAAAAACATTTACCGTCTTCTGCCTTTTCTCCCGCTAATGGAGGAAGATATCTAAGACCAGAATGTAAAAAATGTGCAAGAGTTTTATCAAAACAAAGAAAACTATTAAAAGAAAAGTATGGTTATCCAAACAAAGACCATATTTGTCCAATATGTTTAAGAGATGAAACTCAATTGCAAGGAACTGGTGGTAATGCAAGTATTTGGGTTGTTGATCATGACCATTCAACTAATAAATTTAGAGGACATATATGTCATCAGTGTAATAGGGGATTGGGTCTATTTCAGGATGACATTTCCAGAATTGAAAGATCAATTAATTATCTAAAAGGAGTGTGAATTCAAGTGAATAAAAATGAACTTGAAGAATTAAGATATGATGTGGCAAATCATTTACTTAGTAGAATGAGTAAGGGTTCTCAATTTCAATATGCCTTAGATAAAATGCTAGAATTGTGTGATCAATATACAGAGAAACAATTAAAAGAGTTACTACCCAAACCAAAGAAAAAAACTAGAGGAGGAGGATTCTGATGTTTGAACTTTTAACACAAACCGAGTTTTCATGGGCTGCTAATCACACGATTGTTGAATTTTTAGCAGGATATGCATTTGGCGCTGCATTAATTATTGGAGCACCAGGTGTATTCTTCTTTATTGCATTTATGCCAGCACTGCAAAGAACGAAGGGAGCACAAATTGGTTACAAGGATCATAAAGATTATGGTTACTCTTCTACCTATGAGAATGGTAAAATGGCAGATCAAAAACCTTATACACATTATATTGAGTCAGTTTAATGTCACATGAATTTAACCCTTGTGAAGCACCTATTGATGGTGAAGTTGATAGGTGGGGGTTTACTATCAAACCTTCAATCTCAGATACTGATGCCACTCTTATCTGTTTAAGGAATGCTCCTTGTGGTACAGACAAGAAACAAATTGAACGATTGATTAAGGAGTATGAAAGTAGATGAAACATTATGATAACTATTACATCAAGTTTGATGATGTTGAGTTGAGACAAATCTTGAAAGAGATTAGTAGTGAAGAAGTCAAAGAAAGAATACGAAGTTCATTGGGAGAAACAATTGATCCCATAGATAAGTTTCACGCAACTATTGCATATTATAATAATGAAGTTTAAAGCACTGGTATTCATTCGTTTAAGATCACAAGTTGATGACTCTCCTGGTAATGCTGTGAGAGATGCCTGTAAGAGACTGTCTGAGTTAAAAGTCAAGAAACTCAGACTGGGTAAGGTAGTTGATATTTGGTTAGAAGCAGAGACTAGAGAGTATGCTGAGAGGGAACTTGAAATGCTTTCTGATAGATTCCTTGCTAATACAGTTATGGAAGACTGGGACTATGAGTTGACTGAGATAGAATCTTTCCCTAAAGGTATTGAATAATATAAAGTTAACAAGTGGGGGTTTACAATTAGACCTCCAGTATGCGATAATGAATTTAATGTATGGAGTACTAAACAATGAATGTTAAACTAATTCGTATGTGGTCTGGAGAGGATGTTGTTGCGGATGTAGTTGAAGAAAATGAAAACAGTATCGTTTTTGTTAATCCTATTGTTGCTGTTTCTACGGGTCAGGGTCAAATGGGATTTGTTCCTTGGTCTCCTCTTCTAAAAGAAAAGGGTGGACAAATAGAAATTCCTAGGAACTATGTTGTATACATGGCTGAACCTCAAGATGCTACAGTCGAAGGATATACAAATATGTTCTCAACCATTCAAACACCTAGTAAAAGTTTGATTTTATGAATATGTCTGAAGATGAAAGAAAACTTCTTGCTCATTTCCAAGTTGAGGGAATTTGTAAATTGTTGAATGGAGAAGTTGAATACTCTACTGTTTGGGATCAAGCAGGAAACTGTACAAAAAAAATTACTATTACTTACAATGAAAAGAAAAATTAGATCACA